GTGACGTAACGATTACCGCTCTATCGGTACGGGACCGCAGCGCCGTACTCGGCGAGTGGGCTCGCCTCGGAACTATCAAACAAGAAGGGGGCGATACAGTCGGCGCGATGCTGGATGTAAAGCTGCGCCTCGTCGCGCTTTCGATTACCGACGCGGACGGCGTACCGCTATTCAGCTCGGACGATATCACCGAGCTGGCGCAAAAATCAGACGGACCAATCGGCGTCATTTCTGACGCGGCTCTTTTGCTGAATCGCTTCTTTGTTTCCGCGACAGAGGAAGTCGCAAAAAACTAAGAAGCCGCCCTGAGCGTTACTTCCTTTTCAAACTCGCCCGAGATATGGGCGTGTGGAATGTTGACGCTCTGGAGCGGCAAATGTCCTCCCCGCAACTTGTCGACTGGATGGCGTTTTATCAAGTCGAATACGAAATCCAAACGGACACACTCCCCCCGCTTGAATACGACGACCCGGCCGAACACTCGGCTGCAATCGATTCCCTTTTCTGAGGTTTCACTATGTCGCTCGGTACGCTGACAATTGATATTGCCGCGAACTTGGCGCGGCTCGAATCCGATTTAGGAAAGGCTAACCGTCTCTCGCAAAAGTTCGCCGAGGAACAGAAGCGCCGTTACGAGCGCATCGGTAAATTGATTGGTACAGCAATCGCCGGGCTTGCTACCGGCGCATTTGCTCACTGGATCAAAGAGTCTATTGACGCGGCCGACGCCGCGAACGAGACGGCGAAGTCTATCGGTATCAGTATCGAGGCATATCAAGGCCTGAGTTATGCCGCCTCGACGGCAGGCGTCGAGCAGGAAGGGCTAACCGGCGCGCTGACCAAGTTTAACAAGACGATTTCGCAGGCTGCGGCTGGCGGGAAAAAGCAGGCTGCGGCCTTTGCCGATATCGGCGTATCGGTCCGCGACTCGAACGGCCATCTAAAAACCGCTGACGGTTTGATGTTGGAAGTAGCCGACAAATTCCAGGGGTACGCCGACGGCGCGAACAAGGTCGCGCTGGCTCAAGACCTGTTCGGCAAGTCGGGTGCAAAACTTATCCCGCTGCTGAATAGCGGGCGCGAAGGTATTACCCAACTGACCGATCAGGCGCAGCGTCTCGGCTTGGTTATGAGTCAGGAAGCCGCCGACGCGGCCGACAATTTTAACGACGGCTTAACCGCGCTTGATGGTGTATCGCGTGGCATGGCGAATCAACTGGCAGCCGAACTACTGCCCGCGCTGAATAGTATTGTCGGGCTTATGTTGGACGTTGCCGACAACTCGAAAACGGCGGCGAAGGAAACCTCAGGGCTCGGTGAAGTTCTCAAATTCTTAACCTCCCTCGCTATCGATGTCGGCGCGGAACTCGCCGCCGAGGGGACGCGTATTGCTGCCTATGCGTCGATTGTGAATCAGGCTGCTCACGGCGAATTCAGCGCGGCGGTGCAGGTCTTCAAGGATGGCAACGCCGACATAGACGAGATTCGCGCCAAGGCCCAAGCCCGCAAGGATAAGCTGTGGAATGGCGATTTCGAAAAGGAAGGCGCGCAAGCTTCGGCGGCTGCCGGGGTTATTACGAAAGCCCTAGAACGCCAGAACCTCGAAACGGACAAGAGCGCCAAGGCAGCCGAGAAAGCAGCCGCTGCAATCGACAAACAAGTGAAGGCATTGCAGGAGCAAGCCGCCACCGTCGGTATGACCAAAACGCAAACGGAGCTATACAAACTCGCCCAAGACGGCGCGAACGAAAGCCAGCTAAAGGCCGCAACTGCCGCGCTAGGTATCGTCGACGCATACGACAAAAGCCAGAAGGCAATCAAGGATCACACCGAACGCGTCGAGGCTTTCAACCACGTACAGGAGTCGACGTTTACCGACGGCCAGAAGCTGCTGAACGATTATCAGACCAGCGTCGAAACCCTTCGGAAGTCTCTCAACGCCGGGGATATTAAACAGACGGAATACGATCATGTGATGGATGGCCTCGACAAAGGGCTATCGAAATCGCAGGACAAGCTGGCCGAAACAAAAGACGCAATAACCGTGTTCGCCGATCAGGCCGCACGGAACGCACAAGACGCGTTCGCGGATTTCCTTTTTGATCCGTTCGCCGATGGCGTCGGCGGGATGGCCGCGAACTTCGGGAAGGTACTACAGCGTATGGTCGCCGAGGCCGCAGCCGCTCAACTAATGCAGGACGCATTAGGGAAAGTCGGCCCCGACGGTAATCGCACCGGGGGGTTCCTTACGGCCGGGTTGAACGCTGCGTCGGAGTTCTTCGGATTCGCTGGCGCTAAGGCGGTCGGCGGTCCGGTTGAGGCCGGCAAATTGTACGAGGTCGGCGAGAACGACCGGCCCGAAATGTTCATGGCTAACGGTCGTCAGTTCATGATTCCCGGCAATAGCGGGAGCATCAAACCTCAAGGTGTACCGGGCGGAAGCAGCACGCAAGTTTTCAACATTACCACCCCCGACGCGAATAGCTTTCGCGCCTCCCAGCGGCAAATCGCACGCCGCGCCAAATCCCAGATGAGCCAAACATGAGCCGATTTATCGACGTGTATCTAGATCGCTGCGTGCCCGGCTATCCGTGCATGTCTTCGCCGCGTTGGTCGACTTCGATCACGCATTCGGACTCTGGCGCGGAGCAAGCGAACCAGCGGTGGGAGCATCCGCTTCACCGCTATACCTTGCCCGAGGCCGTGCGCGATCACGACGTATACGAGGCCGTGCGCGATCATTGGTTAATCACTCGCGGGCCTTTGCGGTCCTTCCCGTTTCGCGACCCGCTCGACTTTGCATCGCGTGCCCTTTCCCGACCTAACCAAATCCCGGCGATTACTTTTAGCGACCAAGTTCTAGGAACCGGCGACGGCGTGACCGTCTCGTTCCAACTGCAAAAAACGTACACGCGTGGCGCTGAAACCTATACGCGCAAAGTCGTTCACCCGGTCGTTTCCACGGTCATCGTTTCGATTGATAACACCGACCCCACCACGTGGGTTACCCCGTTAACCCCGCTGACGTGGACGGTCGACCGCCTAACCGGCGTCGTTACCTTTTCCGGCCCTCCTGCGCCGGGGCGGGTAGTCCGTGCCGGTTATCTCTATGACGTGGAGGTTCGGTTCGAGAGTGACGAATCCTTCGACGGCTTGCTACGTGACTACGGCGTTTCAGGCTTCGCCGATTTGGTGCTGGTCGAAATCCGCCCCTGCTAAATATTCGAGGTGATCTATGGCTTTGCTTTGGTGTGATAGTTTCGACCACTACGGGACAACGACCGCAAAAATGCTCAACGGCGCGTATGCGGATATTGCTGCCGGTGTATCGCTAGTTACAACAAACGTGCGAACTGGCACCTATTCGATGCGGGTTACGGCGAACGGCCCCAGTTCCAATATTGTGCGCCGCGTTTTGGGTGGGCCGAAAACTACCGTCGGCCTCGGCATGGCGCTCTGGATTCCGTCGCTGCCGCCGGGCAACAACGAACAGAAAATCTTTAGCTGGGCTGACGCGACCAATACAACACAGCTCGTACTGTTTCTACAATCGACTGGCGTACTGGAAGTGAAGCGTGGTGGTAGTACATCGCTCGGGGTTACGGCGTCGCCGGTTATCGTGTCGAATGCGTTCCAGCATATCGAGGCGCTCGTAACTTTTAGCCAGACCGTTGGCACGGTTGAGGTACGCGTAAACGGCGTAACCGTTTTGTCGCTGACCGGGCAGGATACCTGCAACACGGCGCTAACCGAATGCAGTCAAGTAAACATCTGCGGGTCTTATAGCGGGTCGGGGTTTAGCTCGACGGATTGCTACGTCGACGACCTGTTCTGTTACGACGATACGACCTCTTACAATAATACGTTCATCGGCGACCGGCGTGTGTTGACCTTGTTCCCCGATGCCAATACCGCGACGGCCGACTGGACCGCCGTTGGTGCCGCGTCCGGTTATCTGTGTATCGACGAGGCAAACCCCAACGAGGACACCGATTACATCACCGCTGCTACCGTCGGCCTTGTATCCCAGTTCGGTTTGCAGAATTTGCCGGGCGGTATCTCGGTAGTGAACGCCGTTGTCATGGTTGAGCGTGCGCGCAAGACCGAGGCCGGGACCGCGAACACACAGGTGTCGATTGTCTCCGGGGCTTCGACTGCTAACGGGGCCGATAAGCCATTGACCGAGGTTTATACCTATCGGCAGGATGTGTTCCAAACCGACCCGGCAACCGCTGCGCCGTTTACCCCGTCCGGCGTTGATTCCCTGCAATTCAAAGTCGCACGGACGGCCTAACAATGGCCGTCTATACAACCAGTTTTGGCACGGACACAACCGGGGCGGCTCCGACCGGGTGGACAAGCCGCTGGACCTCGACGGGGGCGACGTGGCTTGTGCGCGCCGACGCCCCATCGACGGCCGGGAAGTATCTCGAATTTGCCCGGACGACAACCGCCCGGCGTCTGTTGGCATACGATGCGGTTGATAGTGATTCGGGCCGGGATAACGCCGAGATATTCGCCCGTTTCCAAACCAGCCAGAACACGTCGGCGAATCAGTTTTACTTGATCCTGCGCGGGTCCGGCGCAGCCGCGACGGAAGGCGGATATGTATTTGTAAACAACGGCAGCACAAGTATTTCGATTATTAAACTCGTCTCGGGAACCGCGACAACGCTCGCCACCGTAACCGTTCCGACGATGCCGACAAATACCTATTACGGCCTACGGTTTCGCGTAAACGGAACGGCGCTCAAGGCGAAGGTATGGAATTCTGAGATCGACCAAGAGCCGGCCGCGTGGAACATCGAGATCACCGATGCAGCTATTACCGGCACCGGGTACGCCGGTATCGGCAACAACGCAAGCACCGGAGTTCACCGCTGGGATGACGTAGCGTTTGGCACCAGTGGCAGTACGGCCGCGTTTACAACTTCGGCAGCCGAGGTTCGAGAAACTCAAAACCCGTTATTGGTTATGACTGCCGGCTCGGGTATTTCGCGAGAGACACAACTGGCTGCGCTCGTCCTCGGCGGTACGCTGCCGGATATTCGCGAGACTCAATTCGCCGCGCTGGTAATGGCCGCGCCTAGCCCCCCGGTTCGGGCGACGCAATATACCGCCCTGCCGTTGGTTGAGTTCCACGCCGATACGCCGATTACACAAATGACCGCGCTAGTCCTCGCCGACCTCGTACCCTGCACAACGCAGTGGGCGCAGACGTGGACGATTACCCGAACTGACGGGCAAGTCTTCGCGTTTACTTCGCTTGACCGTCCGCTAACTTTCCGGGGTGTTGTTCATAGCCCGTGCAATTCCTTGACCGCTACGGCCACCGAGCAATCGACGACCATCGGCGCTAGCGGCAACATGGAATTATTGGGAATTATTTCCGACGCGGGTATCAGCGAACAGGAACTCTACAACGGGCTTTTCGATTTCGCCGCGTTTGAAATTTGGATGGTGCCCTGGAATAACACCAGCGGCCAGACGCCGTTCCGGCTCATGGCCGGGACTACCGGTGGCATGAGCCACGGCGTCGACGGGTTTAAATTTGAAGTGCTAACCGGGTCGGCCAACCTGCGACAGAAAGGGTTGCTGGAAGTCTTCTCACCGTCGTGCCGCTACGGGTTCGGGTCGACGCTCGACGCTCGCTGCCCGGTCAATCTGGCGGCGATTACCGCCACCGGGTCGGCGACTACTACAGCGGTGCCGGCGGCTAGTAACGCCTCGACGCGACGTATCGTTATCGATGGTTCGCGAGCCGAACCCGATGGTCATTTTGATCTAGGGATTCTGACCTTCACCGGAGGAGCTAACGCCGGGGCGAAGTCGGAGATTAAACGTTTTGAGGGTGGCGTTTTTGTTCTCTGGTCGCCGCTGCTTTTCCCGATTGAAACTGGCGACACCTATACCGCGACCCCCGGCTGCAACAAGTCGCCGGCCGACCATATGCGCTTCAACGCAGACATGGTTGATTTCGGCGGTTTCCCCGACGTGCCCGGCTCCGATTCCATTAACCAATTCCCAGACGCCAAGGGGTAACTATGCGCGAGCAAATCGTAAGCGAGGCGCGTCGCTGGCTGCGGACCCCGTACCACCATCAGGCGGTTGTTCGCGGGGTCGGCGTGGATTGCGTCGGGTTGATTCGTGGCGTCGGTCATGCAACCGGAGCGCTACCCGAGGACGCCGAAGCGTGGGCGCGGTTCGGCGGGTATAGCCGTATACCTAACCCGCGTCGGATGGGCGAAGGGATGCGGCAATTTCTCCGGCTGGTTGACGGTACTCCGCAGCCGGGGGATATCGCGTGGCTGGAATGGCGCGACGATTTGCCCATGCACCTTGCGATCTTGGCGAGCGATAGCCGAGGCGGCGCGACGTTGATTCATTCCTATAGCGACGCCGGGGGAGTGGTCGAACACGGCCTAACTCCCGAGTGGCTGGCGCGAATCAAAAGCTGGTGGCGGTATCCGAACCTTGAGGGTGAACTATGAGCAGCGTCGGGCAAGTAGTCGGCGCGGTTGCTGGTGCCGTTATTGGTTTCTTTGTAGGTGGTGGCCCGGCCGGCGCAATTTACGGCGCGCAAATCGGTATGACCGTCGGCGGGATTATCGACCCGCCAGACGGCCCTCAACTTGAGGGACCGCGCCTGCAAGATAAGCAGATTATTGTCTCGACTTACGGGAACCCTATTCCATTAATTTACGGGCCGGAGAACCGCGCAAGCGGTAACGTTATCTGGTCGACCGGACTTATCGAAACCTCTGAGGATGAAGAGTCTGGAGGCGGCAAAGGTGGCGGTGGTGGTGCGACCACAACGACCTATAGCTACCGGGTAAGTTTCGCGCTGGCGATGGGCGCGGGGCCGATGGTCGGGGTGAATCGGATTTGGGCAAACTCGAAACTGATTTACGACGCGACCGGGTTAACCCTTCCCGCCGTCGACCCGGTTAACGGGCAGGTCGTAACCAAGGCAATGGGCACCCATGCCGTTATGGAGGAAATGCACTTCTGGCCGGGCTCGGCGGTACAAGTTCCCGATAGTTGGATTCAGTCCTACAACCCTACGACCCCGGCTTATCGAAATATCGCTTACCTCGTATTCAAGGATTTGCAGCTCGCCGACTTCGGGAATCGGCTGCCTAATATTGAGGTCGAAATCGCCGGGAGTGCGACAACGAATGTCGCCGCCGTCGTCCATGATATTGCCAGCCGCGTTGGCGTTTCCGATATCTCTGTGGCTGGGCTGACCGAGACTTTACGCGGCTTGGTTATTGCGCGGTCTGTCCAAGCAAGCGGCGCGTTAACGCCGTTGGCAATCGCCTACAATTTCGACCTTGCCGAGCAGGCCGGGCAGGTTCGTTGTGTTAAGCGCGGCGCGGGTATGAAGGGAGTCATCCCGGTTGAGGATATGGGCGCGGTTGAAGGTGCCGACAATACGGCCGAGCCGGCGCGCTTCAAAGCGGTCACGGTGTTGGAGATGCCTAAAGAGATTTCGCTAACGCACCTTGACCCGGCGCTGGACTACCAAATCAACAGCCAGCGCGCCTTTAAAGATATCGGCAATGCGGAGAACAAACTAAGCGTTGAACTGCCTCTGACCTTGAGTATCGACGAGGCGCGACGTATTGCCGACCGTACCTTGTGGGAGGCTTGGACAGCTCGCCGTAGCGTGACGTTCTCGCTAACCGATAAATGGGTACGGCGTAGCTCCGGCGATGTCTTAGGCGTGCTGGTAGACGCCCAGATCATTCCCTACAAAATCGTGCGAATTT